GATGCGCCCCTGTTGGGCGCATCCCTCAATGTTGAACTCCGTTCAACTTCCATGTTCGTATGTTAACCTACGTTATTGAAACCACAGAACCATCTCAGGATGTGGTGCTAAGCTTCGTGCTTCGCAACCCTCCTGTTGGTGTCCCGGGAACATTAACTGGACTCTACTCTCTCCCCTCAATTACGAGGAAGTTTGAGGAGTGTACAGCTAACAGTTCGGGAGGCCGGCATAAATGGAAATCCTGGGAGCATTACCGACGCTTCCTGGAACCAGTTGCCCAAGCCTTCTATTCTGAAGCCGTCACAAAGTCTCCCGGTACTTACCGGTGGATTGGTGACGTGCCGACGAATGGTGTGCCTGTGTTTGGTAACGAATTCGGTGCAGTCGACTTCCCAGTATTGGGTTTGCCGGCTATGTACGTTAAACGACTGGATAATGGCTTTGTGCCAGAACCCAGTGACTTGTCTAACCTTTTGGCAGCCGCCCATAAGGCGATACTACCTCAGGTCAAGTCAGAATTGAGTCTACTCAATACTTTATATGAGTTAAAAGACTTCAAGACGTTACCCCGTACATTGTCTCGAATTAGCGGATTGAACCTCCGAGCGACAACAAGTCGCCGTGTTCAAACGCTACGAGACATGCTCCGAGCAAGAGTAGGGGCGAATGCCCGCGCTGTCGCGGATTCACACCTACAATGGCAGTTTAATATCCTGCCTTTGCTGTCAGATATTGCTGGCATTCGTGCCGCAATGTTGCGCACCCAGCGTCGTGTAAACGATCTGGTAACGCGTCAGGGAAGAGTCAATAAGAGGCACTTTGTTGTTCCTCTTACGGAATTATCCGATAGCGATACCACGTTCCTAGACCATACGGTCACATCTGGCCCGGTTCCTACTGCGCCCCACAGCGTGGGGTTCTTTAGGTACCAGTCAGGTGCCGATCTGAAGTATAGGCATCGTCGGCAAGTTATGCAGACTTCTTCTAAGTTTCATGTTGAAATCGAGTATAATTATAATTACTCTGATTACCAGACTGCGAATGCGCAGTTCTCGGGACTACTAGATGCACTTGGGGTAAATTTTAATCCCCAAATCATCTGGAACGCAATCCCCTGGTCCTTCGTGGTTGACTGGGTCCTCGGCGTAAGCCGGTTCCTCGGTCAATTTTCGGTGGGCAACTTGAACCCTGTGATAAACATACGACGTGCCCTCTGGAGCGTCGTGCGGACGCGGCGCATACTCCTTACCCTGCAAGGGGAAGGAAGTGTGCCGTTACAACGCCCGGCCTTCTACGACACACCCGTATCATTGTTGTATGAACAAGCGTACAGACGTGAAGTTTATGCGATAACGACTAACTCGATATCGTCGAGCGGGCTGAACATAAAAGAATTCAGCCTGGGCGCTGCACTCGTGATAGCACGACGCAAGCGCTGGTAACAACGTGGAGACTAACTCCACATCAACCTGTAATCAAGCATGTTAAGTAATACACTCAACACAAATGAAGTGAAGAACTCGGCAGGCACTGAAGTAGAATTCAGTCGTCTGTCGCAAGGCGATGGCCGTAAGACTGTGTTTTCGCAGATCGCGGAAACACCTTACGCCCCATACCGGCTTACCGTGTCTCACCAAGAGACCGGTACCGGCGTCAACCTCCGTCGGAGATCCCTCATACGTTTCGACAAAACTGTCGTCTCGCCTGTGGACCCGACCAAGATGGTTGTCGTTTCAGCATATATGGTTCTCGACGCCCCTATCGGAGCGTTGACCACTACAGCTGAAATGGCCAATGTAGTTGCGAATGTGATGTCGTTTGCCGCCTCGTTAGGGGCTTCAACGACCATTCTCTACGACTGCACTGGTAACGGCGCCGTGACTCTTCTCAGCGGTCAACTTTGACCTAATTGAGCAGTCACCTTCACAGGTAGGGTAGAGGCAGGACTCGAGTGTTTTAAGCTCGAGTTCCTGCAGTCCCCTGCCTCGTATAACGTTAGAATAAAAGGACATCTACGTCTTCATGTGTGGGGTAGCCACTTTGGACTTGTAGTACTGCAGTGATGCAGTACACCGAGCCCGTAAGTGGTGTACCTTGACGTATAGACGCAGTGAATCTTATTCCCCGTCCTCGTGGGTGTCCCCTAAGAGTCTCGATCGCTTCGCACATGCGAATCGAAAAAGGCGTCTTGAGGGCAACCATGGAGCCGGACAGTTCGCCGACCCAGTTGTCCAAGAACTCGACCGCTAACTCTAGTGATCGGGCCTCGGCTGCTGATAGGTTGTTTTCTATTACACTTAGTGTGATGGATTTCATAACGTTGTCGTTCCTAATCGGTACTAAGAAGAGTGTATACATGCTCTAGGAGGCATACCATATGGGTGCCATTAAGAGCCTAGATGAAAATGAAATCATCGCTGCACTTCTTCTTAGCGTTAACACGCTACATGGAGTTGTGTTCAACAATTCGGCGTATCGCTTGACCCTTCAAAAGGTCTTGCGAAGAACCAGTCGCGAAGGCGTAGGTTTTCTATCGAAAACTTTGCCCCGTCTTGGGAAGTGCCTTGACAAGGCGCTTACCGGTGAACATCTAATGAACAAAGTCAATCATGGCTTCAAAACCTGTGATGACTCGGAGCTCCCCAGGTTTCTGGGTGAGTTCTTTCAAAAGGTGTTCGCAAAAGACGGGTCTATCCTTCCCGATCCGTGTATTCAAAGCATTCGCATCCTTAGGGACGTACTTTATTTGTTTTACAAGTACGAGCTTCCCTATACTGATGAACAAGAACAAAGCGTCCTCCAAAAGTTCGAAAGAACTGAGGAGGAAATCTCGTCGATGTCAACGGCTAATGCGGCAGAAATGCCTCAATATACTGTTGAAGCTACTAACGTTAGGCGTACTGGCTTTAAAAGCACGTACAGTCACCGGGAAGTAGCTCGCGAAGCACGGATCCTCTTATCGAGGGTGTTCGCTGCTTTTGATCCATTAGACATCATACCACGACACGGCCCCGGCGCTGTTGCCACCCGGCAAAAGCAATGGGAGAAGTTTCGATGGACAGATGTTCCTGAATCGATCACTGATGTGTATCCGCTTGACGCCTACTTTTGCGCGTCACTTGGGCATGTCTGTGATACTTACCAGACGTATGAACGGATTGGTAACGCAAGTCCTCCTGCCCGAGTTATTCTCGTGGCAAAGGATTCTCGCGGGCCCCGACTAATCTCTTGCGAACCACCGGCTTTCCAGTGGATTCAGCAAGGATTGAGACAGGCCATTTATCGGCTAGTGGAGAGCCACTACCTCACCCGAGGCAATGTATTCTTCACAGATCAAGGTCCCAACCAAAGGGGTGCCCTTCTAGGGTCACTCTACGGCGGGTACGCTACTCTGGACCTCAACGAGGCCTCAGACCGTGTATCACTTGATCTAGTTCGCCTACTCTTCCCCCCGCACATTGTGCGGTGTTTGGAAGCAGCTAGGTCCTCATCAACAGAGCTACCAGACGGTAGGGTCTTGACACTCAAGAAGTTTGCGCCAATGGGGTCAGCAATATGCTTTCCTGTTTTGGCACTTACTATCTGGGCCATCTTGACCGCGGCAGCTCCGAATGCAGATACCTGCGAAGGTATCTTAGTATACGGCGATGATGTGATCGTACCAACCGCTTTTGCGGCTAACGCGATCGAACAGCTTGAATCATTTGGGTTGAAGATCAACCGTGATAAGAGTTGCACCAAAGGGTTCTTCCGTGAATCCTGTGGCATGGATGCTTTCAAAGGCAATTCCGTGACACCTGTCCGATTAAGGACAGTATGGTCATCATTACCCAGTCCTGGCGTCTATTCAAGTTGGATCGCGTATGCGAACTCCTTCTATGATAGGCGCTACTATGCGCTCTACGACCTAATTGTAGAGAATCTGCACCATATCTACGGTGCTATTCCGAGCGAAGACATGCACTTGCAGTGTCCCAGCTTGCGCTATGTAGTAGACGATAACAGGCCTCGACGATCCCGCACTAATAGAGCCCTCCAATCGAGGGAATTCTACGTATGGGATGTCAAAGCCTCGGTCACCACTAAGGAAATAGGTTCATGGAACCAGTTACTTCGGTACTTTACCGAAGGACAGGTCCGTAAGCCCGATCTATGTGGCCGTTACCGACTCAATGTGGAGGGAGATTTCTCCTTCGACGTTGGGTTTTCTACCAGTCAGTATACGAGTCGACGATGCAGCATTCTGTATCGTCGATGGCGTTGATTGAACCTTGGG